TGTCACAGAATTACCTGTTGATAAATTATCTAGAATGAAAACTCGTTTAGGTAGAGGAGGTAGTTTACCTGATGCATATGATGACATTCACATTTCTGCTTATTTTGAAAAATCTGAAGAAGTGAAGAGGAGGCAACGTGATTAATATCGAGTCACTTAAAGATCGGTACGATAATGAATAAAAAACAATATAAACAATTGCTTCTTGATTACTTTACTGAAAAGTTAAATAAATTGACAGTGAAACAACTGAAGGAACTTGCTCAGAAGCATACATGAAAGATTATGTCTGTGTCCAGACATGGGATCCAGAATTTGAGTGTGTACGCTATCATTGGGTACACAAGTCCGAAAAGGATCCTGTGCAATTTGTGAAAAATCTCAACCCCAGTGAGGAACTCTTTGAAACAACTATTTGTCGTGTCAGTCGGTGACAACTCTTGTGTCACTCATGATGGATATATTCAGATTGGCATTTTTAATCATTCTGTAGAGAAACATCTTGAGTTAAATCCACTAATTAATTGGCAGGTGACATATTGGATGCCTGATCCATTTTGCATCAGATATAAGAGGATTAACTTTCAACATACGATGAAGGCAAATGAAGGTTCACCTAAAACTGATAATGCCTTAGATAGTCGTCCTAGAGATTTTCCAGACCAAGCAACAAACCGATTAGAGCGTACATTATGATGAACGTCATTGTCCCAATGAGAATAACTGGTAGTATCCTAGTGATTACTGCCTATTTTGTTGTTCTTCACATTGATACAACTCTTGGAGTTGCATTACATTTTGTTGCAGATATGATTTCAGTCCCATATTTTGTACGGACAAAATCATGGGATGTGGTTATAATGCTTATGTTCCTCCTAGCAATCAGTTTTAGTAAACTTTTAGTATGAATATTTTCGTCACAAATGAAAGTCCAGTCAAGTCGGCACAGGTGCTACCTGACAAGCATATCGTCAAGATGCCTCTAGAGACCTGTCAGATGCTTTCTATTGTTGCCTCGGACAAATGGGGGCACGGGTATGGAACTCTTCCTAAGATCGATGGAACCCCGTATGCGACTGATAAAGGTGCCTTCCGTAATCATCCCTGCACTATCTGGGCAAACGAAACACTAGCAAACACTAGATGGTTACTATCTCATGGGTTTGCTCTATGTCAAGAGTATGCTGCTCGATATGAAAAAGTTCATTCATGCTTCACTACACTCCTTGCCGCTGATGCTATCATTCCTGATGTATCATGGGTTGATTACACACCATTTGTTCGTGCAATGCCTGACGAGTATAAATTAGACGATAGTATCACTACTATGGAAGCATATAAAATGTATATTGCTTCAAAACCTTGGGTATGCAATAACTACCTTAGGTTACCAGATCGTAAACCAGAATGGGTATAGGTATTTACTAATTAGTAGATATTTTGAGATTGCTGCTAATATATTCTGTACTGGGAGTAAATTTTAATTGTTCTTCTACAATAGAAACAAACTCTTGAATAAATTCTGGTTTCAGTATTAGAATTTCTTTTTTCTTATCATTTTCTTTTCTTTCGTACTCTGCATTAGTGATTGGAGATCTTGATTTATTTAAAGATAATGTAATATTATTTGGAGTTATGAATTGAAAATTTTCATCTACTATCAAACCAGATTTTAGTATTATTTCATTTTCATATATTTGTTCATTAGTTTCATAGTGATGAATTCCCAATACATTTGAGTATTTGCTGTTTATGTAATTTTCTAATACAGATCCTTCCATAGGCCAATCTGCATAAAGATTGTTAATATTATTAATCATCATGATTACCCAATCCAGACCAGGGTCATCATAATACTCTTTTGCAAGACTATCTGGTCTTTCACCATTTTGGACAAAAATGTCTTCCAGAAGTGTAGTTTGAGGTAATACATCATCAACAATCTTAATACGAGAAAATATATTTTTGATCCTTATAAAGTTTCCATTATAAGGATTTTTTTCGTATCTTAAGTAAAGTATTTCTGAAACTTTATCGAAATATGCCATGAATTTAGTAACCTGCCTTTATTTCTGTTTGAGTTAATGTAATTAGTTCAATGAATGATAAATTCAATCTTACTGCTTGTACAAATCCTGCTTGATTGAGGGATATATTATTATCAGGAGTATAATCTACTTTCAAATCAATTAATGCACAGAGATCAGTTTTTGGTAAAAACTCTAAAAACTTGTTATTGCCATCGAACTCACCTTCTCCAGACAACTTATTTACTTTATATCCACTAGGTAAAATTCTCCAGACAAATGGATAATCTAAAAATAAACCTTTAGGATTGTTTTTCACTCCTGGATGCATAGAAATTTTAAAATTTTTGATTATGTCTTTTATTTGATCTACATCTGCTTTATTTTTTGCAATCATAATATATTCAAAATCAAATGTTCTAGGATTCATTTTGTTGAATGTTTGTAATGTATTATCATTAAAACTAATACCAAGAGTGGCACCAACTAATCCATTCAATGAAAGATTTTCTACTTGAGGAGTATTTTGTAAATATCCTTTTGCAAGATCGAGTAAATATGATGCTCCTGTCGCAGCAGCAGCACCACCAACACCACCATAATCTACTCCTCCCGCTGCACCAAAACCAGCACCTAATGCACCAAACTGCATTTTTTGCCAATCTGCACTATATTTAGATTCTATTTTTGGTGGTAGATATAAAGATATTGTATATTGTCTTTCATTTTTTGATCCTGTGGTAAACCCAGACCCAGCAGTCTGGTTAGTTGAACCATTAGGAAATTTTAATTTACCTGCTTTATCTTTTGCTTTTTCTTTACCATTATCACCTGCAAAAGGATTTTGAAAATTATATAAATTTCTTATATCTCTTTCAGATGCACCTAATCCAACATTTCTTTTTGATATATTAGGTATTTCAGATTTATACTTATAACACCAAAAATTCATGTAAGTAGTATTTGGATTTCCTAGAGTGGAAGGATATTTATATTTTGTTGCCATTATCTACGATTTCCTAATTGTACTTTTTTTGCACTAACAAAACGATTTTTGTTATCATAAAATTGTTCTAGTGGTAATGCAGCATACTCAATTAAATCATCATCAGGAACTTCAAAGAAAATATTTTCTGCTCTTCCTGTAATATATCTATGAAATAATTTGTCTGGCATTGAAGATGATGCTATGTTATTATTTAGATACTTTTGTGCAAGGACTGTTCTACGTTTTGCAGTAGTATAATGCAAATTTGCTCCCATAAAACCATTGTCATAAATATCGGTCACTAAAACTAGTGGATATTTATCCCAGTGCTTTAAATTTGACTTAAATTTGGGGTTATATTCAAAAAAGTATATGCTACCAGGCAATAAAAAATCTTTTGCACTTTTAAATAAGTAGTTAAAAGCAATTTCTCTTTGTTTTTGTATACTTTTAGCATTCTTGTCTTTTATTTCTTTCATAACACTCATATATTTAACTCCTTTTCTGTTAGTATTCTAAAATGGCATCGATTGTCATTGCAAAATTTTATTGCTGCTTTCCACTTTGCTTCATTTACTTGATAGGTAATTGATTCTGCTAAAAATCTTTCTGGAACTCTGGTTCTTTTTGGTTTTTTAGGTGGTTTAGTTTGTTTTAGTGGTTTAATTTCTATGATATATTTTCTGACAAGTCCTTCTTTAGTATTCACTTTTACATAAAAATCAGGAAAATATCTATGCATTTTGTTGTCTACAGGAGACCTGTATGGAATTACTATTTCTTCACTACCCCACTCAATAACATTTTTATTACCATCACACCACTTCATAAATTTTAATTCCCAAAGTGATCGAAAGATAACATTGCTATAGTCACCTTTGTATTTTTTGGGATGGTCTGGTTTATATCTTCCACTGTATGCCATAATTTAGTCGCTAAATATAAATATACTCTATATTCCTATTTAGATGAATATTAATAAAATAAGACAGACCGTGATGGGGGAAAGGGGTCTTGCTTCATCTAACAAATATCAAATATCATTTAATCTTGAAT